GCAACAGAAACAACAGACAGCCCTAGTGCGGTCAGTTTGGCGGCTACCGTTGACCCCGTTGTAGGGATACAGAAGTTAGCCGGGATCTTCTCGTCGCCCGTCAAGGTGAGGGTATAGCCGCTTAGGTCGCCCATTGCAGCACCCGTGGCTACCGTTCCACCCGTTACGTCCATGCCATGCTCAAGGCCGCACAGGAACAGGTTGCCGTTGTAGTCCTCAACGATGACTAGAGGTCTGTTGTAACAAAGTAGCTTTAGCTCTTTGTGGTCCTCCTTGGTCAGCTTCTTAAGCGTTACGCTTAGAGTCTGCTCCCAATAGGTTGTACCGTTCTCGCGTGAGCTGTTCACCGTCTGCTCCAAAGAGTTCGCACCCTTAAGATCATACTTGAACGCGCTAACGGTGTCGGCAGATGCTACGATTTGATCGATCACATCCGTGTCGGTCGCGTCGTATGTAAATGTAAGGCTAGCGTAATCGCTGTAATTGATGAGGTAGATGGCGTTAATACCGCCGACCACATCCTTACAGGGTTCGCTTCGCCCTTTTGTTAAATCACAAGCCATATCGTTATGTTATTAAAAAGGGGCAAGGCAGAAACCACCCCGCCCCTTCTATATGTTCAACTATGAATTAAGAGTAAAGAACGACTTCAGTTCCGATACCATGTTGGATACCAGCGGTGAATCGCATGATAACTCGGAAGTTCTGCGAACCGTCCAAATCTTCCATGTCCAACACCTTCACTTGGTTGTAGTCGCTCAACAAACCTGTTCCGAAGAAGAGGTTAGACTTCTGAGCCGCCACCATCTTGTTGGATGGAAGGCCGTTAGTAACGAAGAGGTTGATACCATCGAAGTTCAATCCGATGTTTCCAACACCGCGACCGGCGAACCACTGCGTTCCTTTGTTGTCCGTTCCGTTAGCACCGAGGCCAGAAGCTCCGAAGCCACCAAGAGCGCGAACGTAAGCACGTGCAACGTTCTGAGGAACGTAGATGTTCAAATCCTCCTTACCGTAGATAGCGTTAGGAATCGCGTCAGCAACGTAGCCAAGTTGATCAATAACGTTAGCGGCCGTGATGGTAGTACCGGAAACGTCTACAACATCGCCGTCAGCAGCCAAGGTAGTAAGGAAGCCGTCGAACTCACCGGCACTTGCGTTTGTTCCGTTCCAGATGTTCTGCTCGATCTTCTGCGCTACCTTCTCCGCAACGTGGCCGATAAGGAAGTCAGCGAAAGACGAAGGGATCTCACGGAAAGCAGAGTAGCCCATTTCGACAGACTGCCATGCGCTAACCCAATCCTTCTTACAAAGCTCAAGGTTAACCTGGAACTCTTCAGGTGTGATGATGCGCTCAGTCAGGGTAACGGTAGATGTATCGGTAAAGTCGCAAGTAGCGTCCTTAACGATAGCGTCGGTTGCTACCTTCTGAATAACTGATTTATAGACGACGTTAGGCATAACCTCGATGCCACCCTCGTCGATAGTCGGCGCAGACAAGAGAGCCGCGCTGATGTACTTACCGGCAAACTCACCGGCGTATGTACTTGTAATGCTAGTAGTTGTAGCCATTATTTACTGTTGATATTGGCGATTTTAGACATTACGCTGTCAAGCGTGGTAACTCGTCCTTTACTCGCGATTTTAAACTGATATTGTTTTTCTGCCTGTCTTTCGGGGTTTGGTTTGATAGGCTTGGCTGCTGGCATAGGCTCTTCCGACAGCTCAACCTTTTCGGCTTCGGCGGATGCCTCTACCTTAATCTCTTCAGTCTCGGCGGATGCCTCAACTGCTTCGGGTGCTGGCTGCTCTTTGAACATTGCCATGATACCCTCGATTGCGGCCTCAAAGTCTGCCTTAGTAACGTACTCAGGAGCAGACTCCTTTTCCATTTCCTCCTCGGCGGACTCTTCGGCAACGGCTTCACCGACCGTGGCGATGATACCCTCTTCAGCAACAGACAGCATACGTCCATCCTCAAGGGTGTAATCGCCAACAGGCAAAGGAATGTTGCCATCCTCGGCCACGATGAAAACCGCCTCTCCGGTTTCGAAGCTAGCCGCCTCGATCACCGTTCCATCCTCAAGGTTCATCTGCTCGAATTTCACATCTAAGCCAAGGCGAACCATGATTTTAGTTAGTAGTGC